AGACCTTTCAAAAGAGGTTCATCATATTGGTTCATTTGAATTCAAACATGAGCATACATTGATGTGCAGGGATGTAGAAAATGGCGCTTGATACTTTTGCAGGACTTAAAACTACAATAGCTGATTATCTCAATCGGGATGATCTGACTTCTATTATTCCTAGTTTTATTGCTCTTGCAGAAGCCAAGTTCAATCGTAAGTTGCGTGTTCGCCAGATGATTAAACGTGCGAACGGACAGATTGAAACAGCGTTCTTTGCTTACCCATCAGACTGGTTGCAAGCCAAAGAGTTTCAGTTAAACACAAGTCCTATTGTTAGGCTTGAGTTTGTAACTGAGGCACAGGGTGACAAATTGAAGGCCAGTAGGTATGTGTCTACTGGTCAACCAGCTTACTACACAATTACTGGCACTCAATTGGAATTTATTCCTTCACCAGATCAAACATATTCCGCAGAACTTACATATTATGCTAAGATTCCTGCGCTGAGTGATTCAAACACAAGCAACTGGCTCCTGGCTTATGCCCCAGACTTGTACTTGTATGGTGCGCTTTTAGAAGCAACTCCATACTTGAAAGACGATGAACGTCTTGCCACATGGGGTCAGTTGTACACCAACTCCTTGGGCGACATTGAGGTGGCAGATCAAAGGGCGTCTGTCTCTTCAACTCCTATTGTTCGAGCCCGTTCTTTGGGGTGATATATGGCTTCTTTTACAGATTACACAGAAAACCTAGTTCTTACTTGGTTGTTTACAGGTAGCTCTGCTACTCGTCCAACAGCTTGGTATGTAGGTTTATTTACTGCCGCACCTAGTGATACAGGTGGTGGAACTGAGGTTTCTGGTAGTGGTTATGCTCGTGTAGCTACAGGAACAATTTCTGGTAGTGGTACAGCAACAACTTTTACAAATGCAGCAGCAATTGAGTTTTCTGTGGCATCTGGTGGCAATTGGGGAACAATTGGTTGGGCAGGTATTTTTAGTGCTTCAACTGGTGGCACTTTGCTTGCATGGGCTCCATTGACAACATCAAAGTCAATTAATGACGGAGACATCTTCCGCATTCCTGCTAACAGTTTGTCCATCACATTGAGCTAATATGGCTGCTTACGGGCGTGGCGACTATAGTGGAGGAGCATACTCCTACGGAGCGTACTTAGGTGCGTTTACAGTAGAGTCTGCTTCTACAGTAGTTGTTACTGGAGATAAGATAAAAGATGCTCAGTTTGAGATTTACTCATCTAGCTCAGTATCTGTAGATTCAGTAAAAATCGCTACTGGAATTGTCCCTATAGTCAGTACAGCAACAATGACTGCTGATGGTGGTTTGGATGCGGTTGGTAATGCTGATTTTGTTGCAACAAGTGTTTTAGCAATTCAGTATTACAGAAAGCGGCAAGTAGAAGTGTTAATTACGGATACTTCTAGTGTTTCAATTAATGCTAGAAAGAAATGGGAAACAGAAGCAGATGTGTCCGAAATCTGGACAACAGTTTCAGTTTAAATAGTTTAGACACAAAGTCTTTTAGGGGTAAAACATGGCAGATACAACAACCACCAATCTAGGCTTAACGAAGCCAGAAGTTGGCGCTTCAACAGATTCATGGGGTACTAAGTTAAATACGGACTTAGATACTATTGATGCGTTGTTTGATTCTGGTCCATATTTAAAACTTGCTAAAGGTGGTACTGGTGCAGGTACTGCTGATGGAGCCTTAACTAATCTGGGTGGAACAACAGTTGGAACTGCTGTTTTCAAACTTACAAATCCAAGTGCAGTACGCTATTTGCGTTTGAATGCTGACAACACAGTAACTGCATTAAGTGCTGCTGATTTTGTTACTGCAATTGGTGCAGGTTCAGGTGATGTAACAACATCTGGAACACAGACTTTGACAAATAAAACTGTTGAAGCTGGTGTGTTTACAAATGGTTATACAGAAGAAGTAAATACTGCCAATACTTCTACTGCATATACAGTAAGTTTGTCTGATGGATCGGTTCAGATTCTCACATTGACTGGCAACTGTACTTTTACTTTCCCTACGGCTACAGCAGGTAAGGGTTTCACAATGCTTTTGAAGCAAGATGGTACAGGTTCACGCACAGTTACATGGCCTAGCTCAGTTAAGTGGCCTGCAAGCACAGCCCCTACAATTACATCTACAGCCTCTAAAGGTGATAAGTTTGTCTTTGTTGGAGATGGAACTTATTGGTGGGGAAGCAATGCTGGACAGAATTACCTGTAAGGAATGACTAATGTTTAGTTCACAAAACTCTCAGGTAAGTTCTGATGCTAACTACATCGAGGATGTGTTCAGCACATGGCTTGTAACAGGCGATGGGACTGCACCCGCTGTCAACAACGGCATTGATGTTTCTGGCGAAGGTGGATTAGTTTGGACTAAAAAACGAAGTGCGGCAGGTTCACATAGTTTATTTGATACTGCCCGTGGTGCAAATTTGCGTTTGATATCTAACGATACTGCGGCACAAGATTCTGTAAATTTAAGTTTTACAAGTACTGGTTTTTCTAATTACACATTTGATAGTGGTGTTACTTACGCCACATGGACGTTCAGAAATCAGCCAAAATTTTTTCAATGCTTAACTTACACAGGAAATGGAACTAACGGCAGAACAGTAGCGCATAGCCTTGGAAGCGTACCTGCTTGCATGATTATTAAGCGTACTGATTCTGCAAACGGATGGGCTGTTTACCATCGTTCAATGAACACATCTCCGCAAGATTACATGATGCGTTTAAATGCAACAGATGGGGCGTTTACAACAAGCCCATCACGTTGGAACAATACATTACCAACTGCGACAGAATTTACATTGAGTGGTAACGATGAGGTCAACGGCTCTGGCGCAACCTATGTCGCCTACCTATTCGCCCACAACGCAGGAGGCTTTGGTCTGACTGGTACAGACAATGTGATTTCGTGTGGGTCTTTTGATGCCAACAATGGTGAAGTCATTGACCTTGGATATGAGCCACAATGGTTGCTATATAAACCATCAGGTGATGTTGGTAATTGGCGTATGGTTGACAATATGCGTGGCTTTACTAATTTGTCTGGAACAAACGCCTACACAACACAACAACTATTACCTAACTCAAGCAATGCTGAAGCCTCAAATAGTGGCCCTGTTTTAACTTCAACAGGATTTACTTGGAATCAAAGCGGTGGTGGGATAAAGCATATTTACATAGCCATTCGTAGAGGCCCGATGAAAGTGCCTTTGGATGCTAATAAGGTGTTTGGGGCAGAAACATGGACTGGAAATGCAGCTTCACCTCGTACATTCACAAGTTCAAACTGGACATTCCCTGCTGATTTAGTAACTGTTAAAGGAACTAATAATTCTGCTTGGTGGAATCAATGGTCTCCTCGTTTAACAGGTGGAACTTTATCCACTAACGATACTGGTGCTGAACAAACATCATCTACAAGTATTGCTGGTTATGTTTCTAGTTTTAATCAAACTGGTTACACAGCAACTTCTGGTTCTAGCAGTATTTCAAACTACAACGCTAATAGTGATACTTATGTAAGCTACAACCTTAGAAGAGCGCCATCCTTTATGGATGTGGTTTGCTATACGGGAACGGGAAGCGTAAGAACTATCAATCACAACTTAGGTGTTGCGCCTGAGTTAATGATTGTGAAGTGTCGCTCTGGAAATCTTGATTGGACGACCTATCAAGCCCCGCTTGGTGCAAACCAAGTGATGCGTTTGAATTCCACAATTGCCGCATTTACGGACGCTTCAGTATGGAATGGAACAGCGCCAACTAGCTCTGTGTTTTCGGTTGGGACATCAATCAGGTCAAATAGTGGTGGCGACACTTTTGTCATTTACCTATTTGCAACCTGCCCAGGCGTTTCCAAAGTAGGTTCTTACACAGGAACAGGCGCACTTCAAACCATTAACTGTGGGTTTACATCAGGCGCAAGATTTGTAATGATTAAGCGCACCGATTCCACAGGCGATTGGTTTTACTACGATTCTGTGCGTGGCATTACATCAGGTAATGACCCATATTTGTTATTTAACTCATCTAATCAACAAGTCACAAATACTAACTTTGTGGATACTGACAGCACAGGTTTTAAAGTAACAGCATCTGCACCAGCAGAAATGAATGCTTCTGGTGGTACATATATCTTCTTGGCTATTGCATAAGGAAAAATCATGCAAATTCGTATTCGTGAATCAGGTTTAGTTATGTACGAGAGTGAATTTCGTACACTATTTCCAAACACTTCAATGCCTCAACAGTTAACAGAAGCTCTTATCAATGAGCTTGGTGCTGATGTAGTCTTTGAAGGTCCACAAGCAACTGGCGGTACTGTTTACCAATACTCTCAGCGTAATGGCGTTGAACAGATTGATGGTAAGTGGTACACAAAGTACATCTTAGGTCCTGTCTTTATTGACCAAGTTGTAGATGGTGTAACTACTACTGCTGCTGAACAAGAAGCCACTTACAAGGCTCAGAAGGATGCTGAACAAGCTACTTCTGTTCGTGCTACTCGTGATGAGAAACTAAAAGAGTGTGATTGGATTGTTATCAAGAACTTGGAAACAAATTCTAATATTCCAGGTGCATGGGAAGTTTATCGTCAGGCATTGCGTGATGTTCCTTCTCAAGCAGGTTTTCCTTGGACTGTTACTTGGCCTGATGCACCATGAGCGATGTAAGCCACGAGCAAATATACGAAAGACTTGTTGCTGTTGAAAGCAAAGTTGATCGTATTGACAACAATACAAAGGGTCTTGTAGAGGCTATTGATGCCGCCCAAGGAGCTATTAAAGTTCTTGGATGGATTGCTTCTATTGCTCAACCAATTCTATGGATTGGTGGCGTGAT